CAGTAGTGTCTGCGCCAACCGTAGCAATCGTATGAATGCCGTTAGTGATAGCCGTTCCAGACGTTCCATAGGCCGATACAGCGCCTGCCGCGCCAGGGTAGTAGTTGATGCCCCGCAACCCGTTCGTGCCGCCTAGCGTCGTTGTAGTCGATCCTGCTTGATCGTTGTTGCCAGCCATCGATGCGCCTTCAATAGCGCCGAACTCCAGCATCAGATCTTCGACCAGCGTCTCATTCAGGTAGTTAACATCCGACAGCACAGCAGTGCGAATAGGCAGCTGCGCAGTAATCACCCGCGTCGGCAATTGCCAGATGCTGGTGTTAGTGCCAGGCGTACCGCTGTCAGGCGTGAAGGTATATGTCCAAGGATTGGTTTGATTCGCAGCATTGCCAGTCTTTGCGACAAACTGAACGCTTGAACCGATTGCGCTGATTTGCCGTGCTACTTGCCGAAACGGATTGGCAAACCGCAGCGTTGCAAACGCATCATCAAACGTAGTGCGTCCGCCTTGACCATCACCGCTACCCGTCAATCCAGCGGCTTCGCGCAAGTCAATCTTGACTTCATCACCATTAGTAATTGATTCTTTGATTCCGGCCAGGATTTTTTGGGTTGCAGTCATATTTCCATCCATTAAATAACAGGCGGGGGCCGAAGCCCCCTTCCTCAATCGCTATCAGGCGTTTGCGGTGCCAGTCGAACGATAACGAACACCGGCATTCGGGTCACGAACGCTGGTTGCCAGTCGCTTCTCACCAAAGAACGTGATAAAGCCAGGCAGGGTCTGGTCATAGCGACGCATAACCATATTCAGACGATCCACGGTAGTGTGGAACCGTGACCAATCCGCAAAGAACATAGGATACTTGGACACAGTGCCGGCCGCGCCGGTGGCAATTTGACTCGGAGTGTCAAGGTACTTATTGACCACAACATCAAAGCCAAGCAGTTGACCAACAATACCGTTCACCGAAAGACCTTCGTTACGATTGAAGATCGGAGCGCCTTGGGTATCCTGCAGGCCACGAATCGCTTGCAGAAGGATCGGCGAAATCATGAACTTAGCCGATTCAGTCCAGTACTGCTGCGGAAGCGCATAAATCAGATTGATAACATCTTTATAACTGATGTTATTTGCGCCGACCGTGTTTGCATTGGTAGTCAGCTGGTCATAAGTCGCCAGCGAGTGCAGACCGCTGGTGCTGCTGGTGCCGCTGCTGCCAAACGCCGGAGTGCTGGTAGTGCCGCCAGCATAAGTAGCATTCGCGCCAGCATACTGGTCAAGACCGCGCAGACCATCAGCGCCGCCAGTGGTGACCGTCGAACCAGTGCCGGTTTGATCGTTGTTGGAGATCATGGATTGCGCTTCCGACTGCGCAAATTCCATCAGCATATCGTCAACAACGTTAGCTTCCAGTCCGTCAATGTCGTCCAGCGCGGCAGTACGGATCGGGAACTGAACATTGATGTCTTTCAGCACGATCTGCCAAATACTGGTGTTCTCAGTGGTCGGCGTTCCGTTGTTCTGGATTGCATAACCCCATTGCGCACCAGCGTTACCAATTTTCACGCGGAACTGATAAGACGAACCATCAGTCGCAACGGTACGCGACAGGCCGCGCATCGGATTGGCAAGACGCAGTGCAACAAACACCGGATCATAAGCAGTGCGACCGCCTTGGCCGTCGCCGCTGCCCGTCAGAAGCGAAGCCTCTTTCAGGTACGCAGCATACTGGGACTCATCGGCAAACATCTGCAGTTCTTTCTCGACTTGATTCTTGCCGGAATAGAACTGTTTCAGTTGCTCACGCACACTGCGATTAACGTCAGTGCGAACGGTTTTAGCGATCGGACGAATGATTGAAGGAGCCTGCACCGAAGCAACTTTTGCTTCCAGTGCAGCAATCTTTTCGGTCATCTCGGCTTTGGCGGCTTCAATCGCTACTTTGGCCTGCTCCGACACTTCAGACACTTTGGCCACTTGCGCGGCTTCAATAGCGTCCAGCTTCTCAAGGATGATTTGCGACATGATTACACTTTCAATTTAGAATTAAGGATTTTGATAAGTTCGCGCTCGGCAAGAGCGGCAAGAAGCTCATCTTCTTTGGTCGCTTCCGAATCTGAATCACTCACAATCGGCGCGGATTCAACCTGCACGGGAACATCACGTTCAGCCAGCGCAGACTTGAAAACAGACACGGCAGCGACCGCATCTTTTCGGGCAAGACCTGCATCACGCAAAGCCTTTTCCAAAACTCGAGGATTTACTGAACCATCTTGCATGAAATACTCCAGCTTATTAACCGAAGCCATTGGATTGTTTGGGTACATGACAACAGACACTTCGCGCAATCCACCTTGCGTAATCTGAAAATACCCATCGTCAGATTCAGTCGGTTTGCCGTCTGCGGATACCATCGTGCAAGCCTCCGCATAAGCACCGACCGAAACGCCACCAAACATTGCGGGGCTTTCAGTCATGACCTGGTACAGATCAGCGCCAGCAGTAGTGTTTGTGAATAGCCGGCCGGATGCCAGCATTCCGTCGTCATCAAACTCAAACTCAGTCCATTCGCCTACCGGAACTGCGTCTGCATTGTGATTAACGAACATCGGCAGCGGGCGACCAGACTTGCTGAATTCATCTGCCCATTGCATAAAGCCTTCAGGCTTATAAAAGAATTTGCGACCGTCTGCGCCTTCCCGAGCGCCCCAGGTAGTGACCCGTGCCTCAATCTTGCCCTTGGCAGATGCGCCCTTTTTTTCCGGCAAGTTCAGCACTGCTTCGCAAACAATCTGCATCTGATTCATTGATAACCCCTAACTTAATAGATAAATTGTCGTCTGTTATTTTGTGGGTATCAACTTGGTTTGTGGCGAGTTTAACACTGCTTTTGCGAACTTGTAAAACTAGCTTACATATTGAGTCAAGTTCACTCATGCCGCTAGCAATAAAATCAAATCTTCATCACTTAAATTCTGAACGCCTCTTGCCGAAAATCTGCCGCCTATTGATTTTGCAATGGCTGATTCTGGCTTCGCAGACGCTCCGATAGACACAATGCCAATTGCTGAAATTGACTGTGCAGAAGATTTTACTGACGCGCCTTTTGCTTTGGCGATTGCGTTCAGAACTACAATTGCAGGCTCTGCTGCAGGCTTCGCTTTCTTTTTCTTTACATCGATTGCTCGATCCATCGAAAACGAATAGCCACCGCCGCCACCGCCGCCACCTTGCGCGGGAGAAGGGCTGACAGTTACGCCAACGGGAGTCGGCTCAATAACCGCTTCCAGACTTGGAACGCTGACGTTCGCATCAGTCGGCGAGCCGCCGCTAGCGTTGATGCTTGCAGCAGCAGATGCCGCCGCAGACCCGACTACAACAATCAGCGCCGCACCACTTGCAGTTACGATTGCCGCTGTTGACGCTGCCTGCTGGCCAACAACAACAGCAGTCCCACTGCTGCCCGCCGTTGCGGTGACCGTTGCCGCAGCACTTGCCGCCTGGACGCCGGTTGCTGTTGCAGTCGCACCGCCCTGCGCAGCAATAGATGCCGCCTGAGACGCACTAGAAACTCCTGTAGCAGTTCCTGTAGCGCCAGCCAGCGCAGATATGGTTGCCGCTGCACTAGCGGCCTGCAGGCCCGTTACAGACCTTGACGCGCCACCCGTTGCGGCAATCGTTGCCGCCGTTGATACCGCCTGCTGGCCGGTGACAGTTTTGCTAGCACCGCCTGTAGCTGTAATCGTCGCTGCAGCACTTGCCGCCGCCGTTCCGGTAACCGTTGCGGTAGCGGATATGCCGCCTGCCGCCGTGATTGTTGCTGCAGTGCTGGTTGCTGCCGCTCCTGTTACTGTTGCAGTAGCGGATGAACCGGCGGTTGCCGTAATTGTCGCTGCTGCACTTGTTGCATTTGCGCCTGTAACCGTTGCGGTAGCAGATACAGTACCCGTTGCCGTGACCGTTGCCGCTGCGCTCGCTGCTTGTATGCCTGAGACAGCAAAGTTAGCCGCGCCGTTTGCAGTAATGGTTGCAACCGCACTGGCCGATTGAACGCCAGTGACGGTTGCGGTTCCATTTGTTCCTGATGAACTTTCAAATGCTGTATTTTGAAACGCATTTGACTGAAAAGCAGCGGCCACTGTTTATCCTAACGAAGCCATGTACTCTAAATAATCTGCATCACAAGTAATCGCAACGACATTCCATCCATCTGGCGTTGGCTCACCTGTAACGACAAGTTGCAAATTGCCATTTGCGTCTTGAAGTACATCCCATGTCATAGGTCTTGCTCCAAGTACATTTTATTAAGCGCAAGAAGTTTTGCAGTTGTACCAGAAACAGATTGCGTATGCGCTTGCATATACATAAAAGTTGTATTTACTGGAAGATTAGAAGTGATGGCAACATCATCCATAAATATTGTTCCAGTGATGACATCCACTAGGCGAACATAAATAGTTGCGCTGTTATTTGGTGGCGCAAAAACATACAAGTCAAGAACTTGTCCCGCAGTTACCGTGCAACCTGATGCTGTTTTAGTCAGAGTAGTGGCGTTGCGAGTGGCGAACTGCCAAGTACTATCGGCCGAGTCTTTGACCAGCGCGCAAGTGTTGGCCCAAGTCGAGCCGTCCGCCGCCATCGTTGCGTTATTAGCGGACAATCCAATCATCATACGAAGATCAGCCGCCGTTGTTTCCACTCCGAAACGTGCATTAAAGAAAAACCCGCCAAGACTTGCGCCGTTACCGCGCCATGCCACCGTCGATGCTGTCTGCGTTCCCGACGCTCCGGAGGCCGTTGTGCCCGTGCCAAACCTTGCGCGGGTCATGCTTGTCATTGCATTTGTACTGGCCCGAGCAGGGGTATCTTGAGCGGCACCTGTACCGTTGTTACGGGCAGTGTATGTAGCGCCAATCGCTGTTTGCGCCGTTGTAGCAGATGGCAACCACATAATGATGGTATTGCCAAAGAACGCAGGCTGATACGCAACATCAATCCCAGACGGACCAATGCTGTTAAGCGTTGCCCTATTTGCACGCGTCTTTGCAAACATACGCAGCCAACCCGCAGCAGGGACAGCAGGCGTAACTACGTCAGGCAAATCAACATAGTTGTCAATTACATGGTCAGCATTCCAGTTGGAGGGCTGAACAAGCGTAGTGTCGCCGCCATCGGCTTTTGCACTGGTAAATGGATGCTTAATACCCATGACGGCGAATCCTTATGCAATACGAATCAAGGCAGATGCGCCAGCAACCGGCAAGTCAACCGTAAACGTGCCATTCGTACTAACAACATCAGCGCCAAAATCAAACGCTGCAACCGCTTTATTGGATTTGCTTGAGTTATAAATCAGGCAACCGCGAGCGGTAATAGTAGAACTGGCAAAAGACGGATCAGTAAACGTCAGATAACCAGTAGAACCCGACAAGCCAGAAGTAAAACCTGCAAGCGTTGCACCGCCAGCCGTATAACCAGCACCAACCACTTCATTAGTAGTTGCATAAACAGTGGTGCTAGCGCCAAGCGTTGCAGTGCTAGTAAATAGCGCAAGTTTATAAACGTCTGCAGACGTATGAACGCCTTCCAGAATCTCCTGCTTATAACTATTGCAGATTGCAGTGGTAATTGCCATGATTATTCTTCCTCAAAGGTTTCGGCACCAATAACAGCGCCACTATTATCCCGAATCAAGCGAACCGTTTTGCGACTAGACTTTTTCTCATAAGTTGGCTGCGGTTGTGGCTGCGGTTGCTGAACATTCAGATTGATTTCCAGCGGCTCAGTCTTAACCGATACATTGCGCTGCACAATCTCAACTTCTTCTTGTTCAGACTTGCCGATATTCATCTTTTTGCGCTGATTGCCGCCACCGCCGCCAGTGTCTTGCGGAGATGACCCAGCAATCGGGTCTGCAGGCGCAGCATCTTGTTTCAATTCATCGCCGCCTTCAATTGAACACATATTCATGTATTCACGCGCTTCATTCGGCGTCATAATTCCATTACTAACGCCAGCAGAAACAAAGTTCATTTGATCCAGCGGCGCGCCTTTAAGAAAATCCTTCGTATCAAACTCTACGCACAATGCAGGAAATCCGTTGAGCAAATGCTGGCGCAATTTCTGCTGAACATTAACGATCATGGGGTACATGGTCGCTTTGTAGAACTCATCCAGCATTGTCTGCGTATTATTAAACTTGCCGTCAGCAATTCCAATCATCGACGGCGGTACGCCAAACAATCCGCAGATTCGACGCATAGTCTGCATCTTCAGTTCCGCTGCTGCAGCATCCTGCAACGTCAGCATCTTCAGCGGTTCATACTTCATCCCTTGATCCAGCAGCATACCTTGGCCAGGCTTGCTTTGATCGGTAGACCGCGAACTGGTCATGCTGGCCCATGCTTCTTTTAGCCTGGCAGCAATCTCTTTGTATTTCGCATCAGGAATAACCGCTTCGGTCGTAAACATCCCTGACGGCTTTGCGCCATTCAGCATGACATAGTTGGCATACAGATCAATGTCCTGAT